TTGACGCGTTTTCTTGGTTATGCCGCATGGTTGAAGGTGTATCGCCACCGCGAGCTTCAGCGCAGAAACAAAAACTGAAAAGTTGGAAAGATAAATTAGGTCAGTACATTGATGCTGATGGACTTAATTCGGGTGGAGCAATGTCAGCATGAGCGACATTAGTATTGTTAAAGAGCAGTATGAGCGGTACATCTATGCGCGTGATAACGGGCATACAGATTTTTTACAAAAGGCTGAAAAATGTGATGCCTTTTATAATGGGGAGCAGTGGAACGCGGCTGATAAAGCCAAACTGGCTCGTCAACGCCGTCCGGCTCTAACGTTGAACAAGCTCCTCCCCAGTGTTGCCGCGATTCAGGGGCAGCAGTTATCAAATAGATCAGATGTGAGTTTCCGCCCAAAAGACGGTGGAAACCCAGAAACAGCAATGGCGCTCGACAAGCTGTGGTTACATATTTCTCAAACCAATCACCTTGATGAGCTGGAATCGGATGTTTTCACTGACGGTATCATTACCTCTCGTGGGTTTTACGACGTACGTATGGACTTTAGCGATAATATATACGGAGATGTTCGTATTAAGTTGCTTAATCCTTATAACGTCATCGTTGACCCGGATGCTGAAGAATATGACCCAAAAGCATGGAAAGAAGCATGGTTAACTAAGTGGTTGAGTCACGACGACATTGAGCGCCTTTATGGTAAAGACGTATCGAAGCAGCTCAAAGGTAAAATCCAATCACGCTACGAAATCGGATATGACTTTGTTGACAAGCGCTTCGGGAGCTTCGGTGGCAGCGAACGGAGGGTTGGTGACGAATTCGACCCTGATGCGACACACAGGCGGCGATTCAGGGTTTTAGAGCGTCAGCATAGAACGAAGTCTATCCGACCCCATTTTGTTGATATTATTACTGGCGAGACTCGTGTGATCCCGGAAGGTTGGGGTCCAGAGAAGATTGCAATGGCGGTCCAGTATTACAATTTGCAGGTTATCAAACGCCCGTATGAAGAGATTCATTGGACGGTAACGATCGATGATGTGTTGGCGCACAACGAGAAGTCTCCGTATAGCGACTTCACCATCGTGCCTTACTTCCCCTTTTTCCGCCACGGTACAACAATCGGGCTGGTTGAGAACATGATCGACCCGCAGGAGTTGTACAACAAAACCAAATCGCAAGAGTTACATGTGATCAACTCGACTGCTAACGGTGGTTGGCAGGGCGAAGAAGGTCAATTGGCTAATATGTCCGAAGAGGAGTTGGAACATCGTGGCGCGGAAACCGGGCTTGTCATCATGCGTAAGAAGGGAACCCTTCCGCTTGAGAAAATCCAGCCAAACCAGATCCCTTCTGGACTCGATCGAATCGGCTATATGGCGGCTGAAGACCTTAAAGAAATCTCAATGGCCTCAGACTCCCTCAGAGGATTCGACAGAGAAGACGTAGCCGCGAAAGCGATTATGACCAAGCAGGCGATGGGCGCATCAAACTTCGCCATGCCATTGCACAATTTACAGCGCACTCGCGGCTTGTTGGCCTATCGGGTACTGGATCTGGTACAGCAGTACTACACTGAAGAGCGCGCAATTACCGTGACCAAATCGGATCTGGCGGCTCAGCCAGAGACCCTTACTGTGAATCAGATGTCGCCAGAGGGCGAGATTCTGAACAACTTGCAGGCCGGTGAGTACGAGGTTGTGTTGACCACTGTTCCGGCTCGCAACACTTTTGAAGAGTCTCAGTTCCAGCAAGCTAAAGAACTACGTGAACTAGGTATTATGATTCCGGACGACATTCTCATCGAGAACTCAACCCTGTATCGTAAACACGAGATTGCCAAGCGTCTGAAAGAAGCAAATGGCGGTGGTGAGGCTTCGCCAGAACAGCAACAGATGATGCAACTTGAGCTTCAGATCAAGCAGCTTGAAGCGCAGAAGATGGCGGCTGAGGCCAAGAAGATCGAGGCGGATGCGGTGCTCTCCCTTGTGCGTGCGCAGGACATTGCTGAGGGTGAAGAAGGTGATGGCGGCATGATGGAAATGCGCAAGATGCAGAACGAGAACGAACGGTTCTTGGCTCAGCACGAAGCGGATATGAAGAAACTCGACGCAGAGCTTGGGTATAAGTATGCCGAGCTGGATCAGCGTAGAGCGGAATCTGATCACAAAGCAAACATTGATAAAGCCAATGTGTTGACCAGTATCGAGTCAGCCCGCCGCAAAGCGGATAATGACGATGCAAAATCCCAAATCGCCGCCCACCAAGCACAAACCCAACGTAAGGCTGCGGAACGCCCCGCACCGAAACCCGCAGGAGGGAACAAATAATGGCAAATGGTTATGACGAGAATAAGCGACGTGCCGCAGAGGGTCGTAGTTTCCAGCGTAGGAGTGGTTTTCCAAAAATAAATTCGGGTAATGCCAGCGCGAGCGGATCAATTGATAACCCGAACGCACCGGAAACTGCCCAAACACGCAATGCTAAAGCGAGAGCGTCAAACAATAGGCTTAATAAACCTACTGCAATGAAAACAGGTCCAAGCGAAGCAATGGGTGCGCGCAAAGCTCGGTCAGGTAGGATGAATATTATCAAAGCAAATGAAGCCACTGGTGAATATTCTAAAAATAGGCCAAGTCCGCGCACTCCTAAGCCGAAGGGTCGCGCTGCGCGTGCTACAGCACCCGGTATGCTGAATACTGATATGAAGAACTACGCGGCACAGAACAAAGCGGCGGCTCGGGCAAAGATGGTACAAAACGCTAAAGCCGGTGCTTTGAAAGGCCTGCGCGGTAATCTGATCGGTATACCGCTCGGTGCAGCAATCGGTGTTGCTGTAGGCCAAGGCAGACGTACACCAACAACTAAAGGCCAGATGGGCCGTGTTAATAAGCTTCCCCCCAAGCCGACGACTGCGCCGATGGTGAGTCCTCAAGTACAGGCCCGCCAGCAGGCTTTGATTAATGCAAACCCCGGCATGGCCTCTTTGGCAGAGCAGGATTTAAACAAACGTAAAATGTAACCCTAATAGGAGCCACCCCTATGTCTGAAGAAAATGAAGTAGTTGAAGAAGAAGTAATTGATCGCGGCGATGAAATCCTTGCGGAAGTGGAGGAAGAAGTTGACGCGATTGAAGCCGAGGAAGAAGAAGCTGAGGAAGCCGACGGCCTCGAGTTAGAGGACGAAATAGAAGATGATGAACCGAAGGCTAGAAAAGAACCGATGCTCCCTAAATCTAGGTACGACTCCGTGGCGGCTAAAAACCGCGAGTTGGAAGCGCGGATTGCCGAGATGGAAGCGGCCGGAAGGAACAAACAAGCGGCTCAACAGCGTGAAGAGCAAACTGCTAACATGGAAGACTACATTTCGCAACTGGACGCGGATTACGCCGAAGCTGTGAAAGATGGTGATACGGATGCTATGTCCCGTATCCGTAAAGAACAACGTAATGCTGAGCGCGAGATGTATCGTATGGAGATGCAGGAGTCTGATCAGAGGTCAGTATCTCAGGCACAGGAACAAGTGCGCCTTGACCTGACCATCGATGCTATTGAGTCTCAGTATGACCAACTGAATCCGGAATCTGACAACTATGCGCAGGATGTAGTGGACCAGATACAGGAGCTACGATCAGGGTTTGAAGCGACAGGCCGCTACACCCCAACGCAAGCGTTGGTTCGTGCAGTTAAGTTCGTACTCCCGGATAACCCTGCGGCGGCAGCGCAAGCTGCTCCACAGGCCAAACCGAAAGGCAACTTGGGTAAGAAAGTTGCCGCGGCCAACGCCCAACCGCCCTCAATGGATGGCGTCGGTGACCAAGGCAACTCAGGTGGCAAAACCACGGCTGATCCATCTCCAATGGAGATGACTGAAGACGATTGGGCCGCATTACCTGAGTCTACTCTTAAACGTATGCGTGGAGATGCGTTTTGAGTAAACTACGAGACAAAATTCTCGCACGGCGCGAGGCCTACCTCACTCGTGAAAATATGACACGAGAAGAGTATTTGGCTAGTAAATCTGAAAAAAAGGCAGCCGCTAAAGCGCGGTATGAACGCAGACAACAGGAGGCTAATTCAAATGGCTAAAGGTAAAAAAGGCGGCGGCGGCAAGAAGTGCTAAATGCCATACGCCCCCGGTAAAAATCCACTACGCCCAGACGAAGCCACGCGACAAGCGATGGCTGAGTCTCGTATACGCAATGCAAATGCGTCCCCACAATCAGTGGGGCACGCACTTTCGCAAGGCGTACGGACTATACCGGGAGGAATTGCACGACTTCCTTTGTTACCTGCTTACTTGGCAGGCGATGTGCCCCCGGAAGCAGACCAACGGCTCATTGGCGGCGTCGTTGACCGCGCAATGGGTGTAGACCCCAATTATCAGCCGAAAGCGGACTTTGAAAAGATTGCTTATTACGGCGGTCAATTTGCAGATGTCGCAATCCCCGGTACGGTGATTCCTAAGGTTTATCGTGGCTTAAAAACAGCATCAGAAGTCCCTTTTGATGTTACTCGACGTCAAGCAGGAGGTCTTCGTGACGTTGCTGATGCGTTCAAGAAGGGTTATCAGGAAGACGTAGCCAAAGGGCCAATCCTAGCGCAGAAGGAAGATTTCCCTGAAGCTGTACAGGCTGGTGCACCAATGACGCGGCGTAAGTTTAATACGCTGGCTGCGGGTACAGCCGCGGCAGCAGCAATCCCTGCGACTGCGTATCAGGTTACTAAAGCGCTGGACGCGCCGGTTGCAGAAGCCGCAGCAAAATCGTCGGCGCACGTTGCACCGAAAGCCGCAGCCGCAGTAACGCGTCTTGTTACACCCGAAGGTACAGCACTTTTATCCAAAATGGATAGCCGTTTACTTAATCATCAAGCAATGAATGCGGCTCGATTAAGGCATAGTGCTGAATTCTCCGCTCTTCAGAAACAGATAGACGTAGTACCGACAAAAGCATACAGAAGCGATAAACTACCGGGCGAGTACGGAAAAGTTTTTGACGAGTATGATAACGCTCTAGCGAAAGATTTTCTTGATGCACCACGACGGTATGATATTAACGAAGCTGCATTAAATGCAGAGAGGCAGTCTGCCGTCCCTCTGGAAACAGAATACCGCCATACTGGAAAAATCAAAGACTATTTGGGTAGAAAACAACTACAAGCGGATAAGTTTGGAGACCGTTTTCCATCGTTGAAAAGGGTTAACCAACTAAAAAAAGAGAACCTGACAGACCGCGGTTTCAAGGGACAACTTTCTGGGAATGAAGCTGCATTCTCTAATATGCAACAAGCTAAGAGAATGCACATGGATGTTGGTTATCGTATAAATGTAAGTCACGATATTAAACGTGCCATGAATGCTGAGCGCAAAGGCATAAAACAAGACGTTAGTATTTATGGTGATGACTTTAAGTGGGCGGAACACGCTGCTATTAAAGATTTAGTTAAGCTTCAGCGTGAGTACGACAATGCTGTAAAATTTGGACAAACAGATCGAGCTAAATCCCTTTATGACGATGTTCAAACCGTCCGTGCGGAGCTATCCTTTTATGATAAGGGCAGAAAGTACGTCACGGGCGACATAGGAATCCCTAATGTTAATGAGGCGCGAGCATTTAATAGCGAACCACAGTGGGTAAGGGACCGTATTGATTACAGTCCTTACGAGGGGTCTTTCCGTGTCGTTGATGATCAAACGGGAGAAGCCTTTATATTCGGTTCATCTCAACCATCAGAAGCAGTCGATTTTGTTAAAAATCCAGATAAATGGGTAAGACTAGATAATGGTCATTATGGGCGAGCAAAAGATTACCCTTGGATGCGTAAAGAGTAATTGTTGCATTTTTTACAACACTTGCTACCATTCTAATATTCGAAGCCGGTGAGCGATAACATCGGGGTCTATCAGAACGACCTAAAAGGGTTGAACCAAAAGTCCGCAGGCTCAAGCGATATGAGTATTTTGACAAACCATTTGTATTTAACAGCATAGGAGATTGCCACTATGGCATTGACTAACTTTGCTGCACTTACAGACGAGCAGAAAACAGTCTGGTCTATGGACTTTTGGAAGCACGCCCGTAACTACAGCTTCATGAACAAATTCACTGGCACAGGCCAAGACTCACTCATTCAACGCGTAACTGAACTGCGCAAAGATGAGCGAGGCGCTCGTGCTGTAATCACCCTCGTAGCTGACCTGCTTGGTGACGGTATCGCAGGAGACCGTACTCTGGAAGGCAACGAAGAAGCCATGCGTTCTTACGATCAGGTTATCCGTATTGACCAACTGCGTCATGCTAACCGCAATATGGGTAAAATGAACGATCAGAAATCCATCGTCCGTTTCCGCGAGCAGTCTCGTGACAAACTGGCTTATTGGATGGCTGACCGTATGGACCAGCTTGCTATCCTCACCATGTCTGGTGTTGGTTACGGCGTACACACCAACGGTGCTACCCGTGTAGGTTCCGACCTGATCAATCTGGAATATGCTGCTGATGTTAAAGCAGGTTCTGCTAACCGCGCTTTCGTCTGGGACGGTACTAACAAAGTTCTGTCCACCACTCAGACTCAGACTGACATCACCCTTGCCGCTGATAAACCGACTTGGGAAATGTTCGTTGAACTGAAAGCACAGGCCAAGAACAACTACGTACGTCCAGTCCGTACTTCTGACGGTATCGATTTCTACCATGCTTTCGTTACTCCAGATGCTATGGCTGCTCTGAAGAAAGATCCAAACTTCATTGCTATGGTTCGTGACGCCGGTGTTCGTGGTGCTTCAAACCCACTGTTCAAAGGTACTGATACCATTATGGTTGACGGTATTGCTATCTCTGAATATCGCCATGTATTCAACAACAAAGGTCTGGCAGATGGTTCCCGTTGGGGCGCTTCTGGCGACGTAACAGGTTGTCGTATGCTGTTCTGTGGTGCTCAGGCTCTGGCTTTCGCCGACATCGGTGCTGCCTCTTGGGACGAAGAAATGTTTGACTACGAGAATCAGATCGGTATTTCTACTGGTAAGATCTTCGGTTTCCTCAAACCACAGTTCCATACTGACGTGACCAACTCTGTTGAAGACTTCGGTATTATGACTGTAGACTTCGCCACTGGAGGTAACGACTAATGGCTATTTCTAAAACTTATGGTCACCAAGACCAACTCGTATGCGTTGCAGAAATTGCCGTTGATGCGGATCTGGCAGCAGGTACTTATGTACTGGCTGACCTGCCGTTCGATGCCATCATCCTGAACGCAAGTCTGGTTGTTGAAACTGCTGTAACTGGTATGACTACCCCAACCGCTGCGCTGCAACTGCATCGTGCCGGTGGTGCGTATGACACCCCAGTTGCTCTGTTGGGTGCAACCGCAATCGACGCCGCTGCTACTACTGGCGCAACCAATGCGACCGTTGCATCTTCTGATGCGATTCGTATGGACGAGTCTGTAGACGTAGAAGTGGTAATCGCAGGTACTGGTACTGCTACCGCTGGCCGCATTTATGTGGTTATCGAGTACACTCGTACTGAGCGTGCACGCGAAGTTCGCTAAGGGTTCACACCCTCGGTGATGAGAAGGGGGTCTTCCGTAAGGAATACCCCCTTTTTTCTTTAAACTACACGACCCTATAGGGTTGGGAGACTAGAATGCCTGTAGAAATGGTACTACACTATGACCATCGCCACGTTTCTAAAACTGGTCGTATTGTTGGATTTAAAGCTGATGTCCCATCGATGATCCCCGACGATGTGGTGGCTGAATGTGTTGCTTTTGGTGCTCGTAGAACAGACAGTAAACCGGCTGTATCTGCCCCACCGAAGCCAAAGAATGAAACTGCTCCAAGCGGTATTGCTCGTAGTGATGCAATCAAGGCCGCTTTGGTAGTATTGAAAGAAGAAAACGACGAATCTAAGTTTGCTGGAACGGGTCGCCCGAAGGTAAATGAGGTTTCTAAGATGGCGGGCTTTACCGCTGATGCTAAAGAAGTATCGGACCTTTGGGACGAATTGAATGGCTCTGGAAACGAGTGATATTTTTAATCTTTTAAGACTTGAATTAGACGACAAAGAGTTGCCGGGTAACGGCGACTCTTCGTTCTCTCTTTGGTCGAATGAAGAACTATACCATTACATTGATGACGCTCAACGAGAATTTGCCCGAGACACGCTCTGCCTCGCTGACGCTTCTACTTTTAGTGCTGTTCCAGTTACTACTGATGATCCTTGGGTTACATTCGATTACCGAATTGTAGAACTGCGCCGGGTTTATCTTAACTCTACCGGCAATGTGGTGGAGTTTATGACGCTGAATGACTTTGAACGCGGCGGCAACTATCCCGGTGATTACGGACAGATGAAGCTCAATTCCAGTTGGAAACAGTCTTCAGGAATTCCGTCTATAATAATTACCGATATGGAGTCGGGTAAGGGTCGTTTGTACCCAATCCCGAACGCTGATGATTCGCTGGAGATGCTAGTCTACCGCGAGCCATTGGAGGAGATCGAGGATTCTTCTACCGACTTGGAGATTGATCCCAAGTTCAGAAGAGCCTTGGTGCATGGGGCTGCAATGCTGGCCTATGCCAAAGATGATGTTGAGACGTTCAATAAGGACGGTATTGATACGCATCTCGTATTGTGGAATCGAGCTAAAGAAGAGGCTCGATCTTTCTTTAGAAAGAAAACTCGTAGAGCACCCGTAACAACTTATGGTGGAATTTAAAAATGAGTGATAACGCTTTTGGTAATTTTCAAGAGAATGAGCTGCGAACTGGCATATTCCGTTCGGCAGACGTTACGGTATGGGCCGCGTCTACTGCTTATGTAGTTGGGGATAAAGTTGTTCCGTTGACAGGTACGCCTGATGGAAACGTCTATTTATGTATCGCCGCTGGTACTTCAGATTCAGCGGAACCTACTTGGGCCACTGCATTTGGTTCAACCACTTCAGAAACCGGTGCTTCAACCGTACAGTGGGTTACTTGCCAGATCGGTACATTGAAAACTCCATTACAGATGGCCTTGTTTGACGACAGTGAGACAATAACATCCATTTTAGATGGCCTTGGCACGGAAGTTACCGGTACATCTTACGCCCGAGTATCAGTTGATCCGGATGACGCGGTGTGGACCGCTGACGCTGTTGATGGCACTACAGCCAACGCTTCCGACATTGTGTTCCCAACCGCAGGCAGTAATGATTGGACAACAGCGCGTGCGGTCGTATTGCTTAACCCGAATGACGAGGTTGTCTTTGCAGGACAATTGAACTCCGACCGAGTTATTGGGGATGCAGAAACTTTTAAGATCAATGCTGGCGATCTTGTAATTAATATCGATTAATGGCCGTCTCCCCAAGAAATCTGAATGTTACGATTCCTATCCCGTCGCTCGGTATGCGAAATACGCGAGCAAAGGGACGCTATCCTTTGGGTGCGCTAGACGTAGCACAGAATGCAGATATTTTGCCAGATGACGGAGCACGTAAAACCGGTTACGAGATTCGGGACGGGTTTACCCAAGTAAGGTCGTTCACTAACGCTACAACTGCGTATACCACATCGGATGGTAAGCGGATGTTTGTCATTGAAGACGGTAATCTGCGTGAAATATTCTGGGATTTGACCTCGGCGACCCTTGCTACAGGGATGGGTTCGGGATACTACTCATTTGAAGAAGTCGGCCCACAGATACTTATTCTCGGCGAGAATTCCCAACTTATTCGCGGCAGCGAAGCATTTCCCTTTTTTATTCCACAAGCGCAAGTTCCGTCGATTCATATTGTCAGCGGTGACTTGCCCTCCGGTGAGTATGCTTTCGCAACGTGTTTAGTGGATTCACTAGGGCGGCGCGGGCCTCTGTCTACGGTCTCTACGGTTGTACTTCCTGATAATTCGGGTATATCGGCGGCATTTCCCGCTGTTTCCGGGTACAAAACTTTATTTTTTGTTACAACGACAAATGGTGAAGTGCTGTATGAGTTAGAGCTGACAGCAAGTACCTCCGTCATTTTCCTCAGCGACCTAACGCGGTTGGTCACACCTGTGAGTGAGGAACAAGTTGGAAGTACCAGTATTTCTAATTTTGGGAAAACTAATTACCATGACGGCCAGCTCTGGGTATGTGTTTACGAGCCTAGTCAGGACGTTACTTATTTGTTTTATAGCTATAGTTACTGGCTAAATTTATTCAGCCCCCTTGATATGTATATCGCAATTCAAGGAAATGTGAATTCTCTGAACTCAGTAGGTGGGGCTATGATCATCTCTACTGATAGAGAGATACTAGCGTACCAAGATAATTCGCTACAAACCCTCGCGGATTATGGGACTGTACCCGGGAGTCCAACTTCTAGGGATTACGGATCTGATACGCTATACTTATGGACAACTCGCGGGGTCTGTAAAGCCCTGCCTTTTGTAAATTTGACTGAGGAGAAAGTTAGTCTTCCTCCGGGGTCAGTTGCTAGTACCTCTTTTCTCGACGTAAAAGGTACTAAACGGTTTTTAATAATGACCGACACTTTGGGTAATTCGTTTAATAAATACTAGGAGTTTTTAACATGGCTATTCGTTTTTCAACTGGCCTCAAAAACGCCGTACTTGGAACTTC